TGTCACGGCCGGGCGCGACCGCGTTGAACTCGGCCCTCAGCGTGACCAGGCACGGCACGAGGTAGGGGGCGGTCATGCGATCTCCTCAGGGGCCCGGCGGGACTTGGGTGATGACCCACGTCGGCCACGTGCCGGCCAGCGCGCTGTTCAGTCGGGTCTGCCATTCGGCGTCCAGCACGACGCCCTTGTCGTTGAGGGCCTTCATGACCATGCCGATCGCGGTCAGCAGAGTCAGGTTCACGTCGTACAGCTCCTTGTCGACGGCCAGGACGTTCACGCCCAGCTGGGCCGCCGCGGCGATCTGCCCGCGCAGCAGCGGGTCAACGTACTCGGGAACAGTTGCGGCCACAGCGACCTCCAGGTCAGAAGGGGCAGACGTTCAACCTGCGGGTGGCGAAGGTGCCGGTACCGCCGCTGACTCGGTACTGCATCTGGAACGTGTTCACACCGCTCGTCAGGCCGGTCTCGATATAGGTGAGGCCGTGGAAGACCTGCGACGAGACGATGTCGATCGACGTCGCCCAGGAGTCCGACGCTGCGATCGTGGTGGCGCCGGAGACGCCCACCGACGTCCACACGTTCGTCGTCGCGACGCTGGTGCTCTGGCGGCAGGAGAACGCGACCAGTGCCTTCACGCCGGTGGTGATCGCGAAGCCCGGCCCCGCGCTGCCTGCGCCCCCCGACAGCGTGCCGGTGTAGGTGGTGGACGTCGTGGTCTCGCCGCCCGCCACCGAGAAGGTGCCTGGGATGCGTTGCCCGATCGCGTTCGTGCCGGTCGCGGCGAAGATGCTGCCTGCCGTCGTCGCCTGCGCCGGCGCGGTCATCAGGAGGTTATCCCGCACTGAGGCGTTCCACTGTGCGGCGGTCAGCGCCGTCGATGCCACCGCGGTGAGAGGCGTGGTCCAGCCCATCAGGCTCCGATCTCGCGGCGCCCGGCCGCTTCCAGTTGCTTGTGGAGGAGCCCGCCGGTCGCGCGGCCCTCCGTGGTGGCGAGCAGCAACGTCCGCGTTTCGAGTGCCATCCACTCCGGCGGCAGGCACTCGTGTGCGGCGTTCTCGGCGAGTAGGTCCTCGAGGGTTTCGCCGACGGACCAGTTCTGGGTTCGCCGGACCGGGCGCATGCCGAGGATCGCTTCGATGGCCTGCGGATCGGGTGGCCAGATCACGACGGTGCTGTAGCCGCAGGCGTCCGGGCCGCCGATGCACAGGAACTCGACCTGCCCGACTTCGAGCGCGATCGCGTTGGTGCACCACGGGCGGACGCAGCGGGCGACCCAGCGGCCCCAGTTAGCTTCGGCGTACGCGACGCCCGCGATGGCGACCTCGGAGGGCGCGTCGACGATGAAGCTCGTTTCCGGCATGCCTCTCCTTTCAAAAACTGAAGAGCCCCTGGTCAAATCCCTGGCCAGCGGTGTCGAGCCGGAACATGGTCGCCGGGTTGTCGGCGCCGGATGCGGCGAAGTTGCCCTGGTCGAAGCCCTGCCCCGATGTGTCGAACATGAACGGATTCGTCACCAACGGCGGGATCTTCTCGACGCCGAACGAGGTCACATGCTCGGTGCCGCCCTGGCCGATCGTGTGCTGGATCTGCTCGATGTAGCAGTCGGAGTCCAGCCCGGTCAGCGACTCCGTGATGTGCACCCGGTCGGACAGGTTCCGGTACAGGCACTCCGCCAGCCGCAGCGCGCTGCCCGCCCCCCGCATCGTCACCTGCAACGTCGGCAGCCGATCGGCCCGCTTGGCGACGATCAGCTGAAGGATCGCCTGCGCGTCGTACGGGTTCGCCCACACCGGCAGGCGGCCGTCGGACAGGGACTTACGGCCGTAGCGGCCGATGCTGACCTGGTCCTCGACGGTGACCGTGATGCTCGTCGACTGGACCGCCTGGGCGCGCAACTGCAGGTCCTGCACCACCGAGTCGGACGCCGCGAGGATCGAGATGATCGTGGACGCGCCGGAGGTCTGCGACAGGCCGATCGTCACGCCGCCGGACACCAGCGTGTAGTCGGTGTCCTGCACCGGCACGATGGCGTTGAGGAACGGGCCCGACGCCTTCGCCGTGATGTACACCGTGGTCCCGGCCGCGATCGTGATCAGGCCCTGGCTCGACCACACCTGCGACGGCAGGAAGTCGATCGTGCGCAGCGGGACGTCGACGCTGACGCTGTTGACGATCTCCTTGAAGCCGTGGTTGTACGTCAGCGGGTCGGACATGACCGGCTCCGTGCCGACCGACCGCCACGTCGCCTGCGCGGTCAGCGACGCCGCCCGGGTCAGGCGGTGATGGCGGTCGCGGAACACGATCCGCCCGAACTGGTCCACCGTGATCAGCGCGGCCGGGCCGTCCGAGTCGGCCAGCTCCATCAGCGCCTCGAACGCGTCCGCCCCGTCCAGCCACCAGAACGGCAGGAACGAGACGCCGGCGTCCAAGTCCCGGGCGGCCGCCGGCCAGCCGATCGCATCCAGCACGTAGCCGATCGCGTCGCCCGTCCGGATGGCCTGATACAGCGGGGTGGAGATGGTGACGCCGCGGAAGGTGCCGAGCGCGTCGATGCAGTTCACCGGGACGGACTGGTCGTTGAGGCCGGGCTTGATGTCCAGGTCGTCGAGGAAGCCGCCGTAGAGGTTCGTCACCGTGGTGCCGAGGGTCGCCTGCAGGCGGGCCAGCTTGCCGGGCGTGACGAACCCGGCGATCGGCGAACTCGTGTTCTCCGGCGAGTAGTCGCGGGAGATGTTGTTGAGCTCGAAGGTCATCTCGCCCGGGTCGGTCGGGGAGAACTGGCGTGCCTGGGAGCGGCCGTACTTAACCTGGATCGGGGTGCGCTGGTCGAGGGTTCGGGTGGTGACGTCGTCGTTGGTGACGTCGGAGAAGCCGTTGCCCTGCCAGTCGATCTGCAGCTGGTAGGTGGCGCTCACGAGAGCTTCCCCTTGCGGCGTAGGTTGTCGACCCCGGCTTCAAGCCAGTTCTGCAGTTCGTACGGGCTGCCGATCGGCGCGTGGTTGTGCAGCTCGATCACGGTGGTTCCGCCGCCACCGCCGCCGTTCTGCCACATCGGCGTGACCCGCTCCGGCTGGTAGTTCTCGCCAAAGCTGTACGTCCTGCCGGACGCGCCGACCCCGAAGACCGGCTCGACGATGGTCCCGCCGTTCTTCATCGCGACATGACCACCCTCGCCGTAATGGGCTATGTGCGCGAAGTCGGTCAGACGGCGCGTGCTGGCGCCGAGATGCACTCCACGGGAGCCGGTCGACTCGAACGTGAGTCCTCCCGCCATGCCCATCATGTGACCGGTCGTCGACGACGCCGGGGCTTCCCCCGGGTTGGACCAGGCCGCGGTCAGCGGCCCGCCGATGCCGGGCTTGGTAAACCAGCCGCCGGGCAGGCCGGCCGTGGAAAAGGTGTGGTGGTACGGGCTCTTGCCGTGCAGCAGGTTGTAGACGGCGCTGACGATGCCGGAGCAGTCGTAGCCGCCCGGGCCGGCCGATGCCCACACGTACGGCTTGCCGTCCTGCGCATGCAGGAACGAACTGGCCGAACCGCCTGGAATCTTCGACAACACCTGAGCCCACGTCGGAATCCGGGTATGCGCCGCCGTGGTTTCGAATGGCCACTGGACCCGCCCACCGAGGGCCAGGCCCAGCGGCAGATCACCCATCTTGCCCAGTTGGCCGGAGGCGAACCCAGCCAGCACCTCACGGGGCACGTGCCGGTGCTGAATGGCGCTCATGACCTGTGGGCCGTAGTAGCGGACGGAGTCGACTGGATGAACCCACTCGTCCGCGGTGAGCATGGCGGGGATGTTGTCGGCCTTCGAGTGCGGCGACCATCCGGCGACCGGGCCGCCGCTTGCGTAGCCCCTCTGCCGATTGCGGTCCAGATCCTTCTGCACGGCTGCGCCCGCAGCGGGAATGGACAGGCCGGAAGCTAGGACGCGCTGCTGCACCAGTAGCGCGGCAAGCTTCTGGCTAACGACCTTGTCGCCGGAGATGAGGGCCTTCGCCGTGTAAGTGCCCTGGAAGCCTTTCGCCTGGGCCCACGCGTCGGCCATCTGCTGCTTCGCGGTCACCGCGCCCGGCGCGGACGCCTTGGCCACGTACTTGCCGTCGTACTTGTCGGCAGCCGCCTTCGCGTCCTTGAACTGCTGCTCGAGCAGCTTGATCTCGGCCTTCGACAGGTGAGCGGCTTCGAGCGTCTTCTTCAGCGCCGGGGACAGCTTGCCGTTGAAGCCGTCGCTGGTCTTGCCGACCGCGTCCTGCAGCGCGATCGCGGCGAGGGCCAGCTCCCGGTCGGCCTGCTTCGCCTCGTCGCTCTTCTTGCCGTGCTCCTTGACCGCCTTCGAGTAATTCTTCTGGGCGTCGACGAGATCCTGCTGGGCCTTGATCAGCCCGAAGATCGGATCGGTCTCCTGCTTCATGAAGTCGGCGAGCGACGACAGCGCGACCCGCTGACCCTTGGCGGCCGCGGCAGCAGCATCGGAGGCTGACGCTAGCTTCTTCGTCTCCGTCGCGGCCGGGCCGGCCGCCCCGGCTAGCGCATCCGCGCCGCCGGCGGCGGCCTGAGTCCCGTCGGCCATCGCCTTGCCAGACTTGGCGCCGTCCATCTGCGCCTGGTTGAGCTTCCCGACTTCCTTGTATGCAGTTGGGAGCAGGTCCATGAGCTGCTGGCCATCCAGGCCGCTCTTGAGAACAACCTCGTTCCACAGCGCCTGCGCCTTGGTGGCGTCGTTCGTCGTGGTCATGGCCTGAGCAAGCGCCTGATCGAGGTTGGCGAAGTTCTGAACCGCGGTCTGATAGTCGTCCTTGCCCGCCAGGGTGGCGCCGAGATGGACGGCGGCGTGGGCCAAGTCGCCGACGAACGGGAGTCCGCCGGAAATCTGGTCTAGCCATTTGGCTACGCCGCTTGTGGCGATCCCTGCGTCGTCATTGAGCCCTTTCATGTCCGTACCGAAGGTCCTGGCCATCTCGCCGGAAACGTTGCTGGTGTTAGCGAAGTTGACGAGGCTGTCGGTAAGCCGGTCGACGTTAGCTGCCTTCTTCCCGAAGGAGTCAAGGACAGCCGCGGCTACTTCCATGGCGGCGAAAGCGAGCGCGGTCTTACCCGCTGCGGAGACCGTCTTCTGCAGACCGGTAGCCGCCTTCTCGCCGGCCGGGCCCATGGCGTTCAACTGCTCGACAGCGGCGGCGATACCCCTGCTGACCTTGACGAACGCGGCGAGGGCCAGCAGGGATGCGGCGCCAATCCCGGCGAGCACAGTTACCGTTCCGCTCACCGCCGGCGGCATAGCAAGGAACCTACCTACCATGGCGTCGAGAGACTTCACCAGGACGCGGAGGCCACCATTGGCGCCTGATCCCGACGAGATCGCGAGGGTTTCGATCGAGCCCTTCAGGCGCTCGATGTCGCCGGACAGGTTGTTGGTCAGGTCGCTGGCGGTCTTCGACGCGTAGCCCGAATCGTTGACCGCGCTCTTCCACTTCTCCACGCCGGCCGCGCCGTCGGAGTAGAGGACCGACGCGGCGCGCACGGCGTCGTTGCCGAAGATCTGCGCGAGCGCCGACTGCCGGGCCTCCTGCGAGAGGCCACCCAGCCTGTCCTGCAGCACCTTGGCCACGCCGGACAGCCCGATGAAGTTGCCCTTGGCGTCGTAGAACGAGATGTTGAGCTCGTCCATCTTGTTCTTGGTGATGTCCGACGGGTTGGCCATTGCCAGCAACATCGTCTTGAAGCTGGTGCCTGCGTCGGAGCCGATCAGGCCCGCGTTGGCGAACTCCGCCAGAGCGCCGGTGGTGTCCTCGATCGACAGCCCGAACTGGGCGGCGACGAGGCCGGACTGGTTCAGGGCGTAACCCATGTCGTGCACAGAACCCTGCGCCTTGCCGGCGGCCGCGGCGAGCAGGTCGGCGACGTGCGGGACGTCGGCGCCCTTCAACTTGAACTGAGTCAGCGCGCTGGCCGCGGTCTCGGAGGCCTCCGCGACGGACATCTGCCCGGCCGCGGCTAGGCTGAGCGCACCCTTGAGGCCGCCGTTGAGCACGTCTGCCGTGCTGACGCCCGCTTTGCTCAGTTCGGTGATGCCCTGCGCTGCTTCGGTCGCCGAGTACTGCGTGTCCTTGCCCGCCTGGAGCGCGGCCGCGCGCAGCGCGGAGATGTCCTTGGCGCTGGCGTGCGTGGCTGCGGAGACGCCCGACATGGCCTTGTCGAAATCGGCCGCTGCCTTGATGGCGTAGCCCGCCATGGCTCCCAGTGCAATGCCCGCGACGCCTGCACTGTCGGCGACCTTGTCGAGGTGGCCGCCCTGCGCTGCCTTGTCTAGCTTCCCTGAGAAGTCCTTCGTCGCCGCGCCCGCCCGCGCAAGGGCAGACGTGTACTGCGAGATGTCAGCGGTGAGCTTGACCCCTACGGTGCGCAGCGCCACAGCTCACCGCCTTCGGATCGTGGTGCCCCAGAGATGGGCCGGGCGGTTGGGGTGGTCCTTCTCGCCGTATGCGCCGCGCTGTTTTTCGAGGAGCGTCCGGGTGGCGTTGCAGACCCGCCAGGACACGTCGAACTCGGCCGTGCCCGGGTCTCGCTCGTCGGCGGTGCACACGTCGATCGGCCGCCCGCACTTCGGGCACAGGCCGTCGCGGTAGATGGCCAGCGCGATCAGCTCGGTGCGGTCCTGCTCGGTGTAGAGCGGCTCCCGGGTCGTCACCGACCGGACGAGGCGGCCGCGTTCGTACTCGTACTCGGTGACCTCGGCGGGCTCGCGGCCGTCCAGGCGCGACGGCGGCTGGCCCGCCTGCTCGGCAGCTTCTACTCGGCGGCGGAAGCCTGCATCAGCCTCGAAGCGGCGGACGAGAAAGGGATGTCGACCTCACCCCGGTTGAGGTACCAGGCGGCGGCCGCGAGCTTCTCGAACTGCTCCTCGGTGAGCTTCTCCAGAAGCTGCGCCCAGGTCTCGTCGTCGAGCTCCGGGTCGACGAGGCACATGCGGGTCAGCGGCTCGAAGCCCTTGTCGATGTCGAACCCGAAGACGGCGTCGTCCTTGTTCTGCTCGCCGTCCTCGATGCGGATCGGATGCTCGGCCTTGAACGCGTGGAACTTGGGCTTCGGCAGGCCGCGGAGCCGGAACTCGTAGACGCCGTCCTGCATCTCAGCTTCGAGGGCACGGATGCGTTCGGCGATCACGGCGGCACCGTTGCCCGCGAGGCTGTTGCCGGTCTGCTTCTCGGCCTTCTCCAGCTCGCGTTCGGCGGCCTGGTGGTCGGCGACCAGGTCGCCGCGCAGGCAGATCTCGACGGTGCGCTCGGGCAGCCTCGCGGTTCCCAGCATCTCCTTGAAGTTCTTCAAAGTGCCCTTGCCGCTCACGCCGGTCACCGCCCGCACGTCGGGCACTTCGGGGCCAGCCAGATCTCCACCAGAGGCGGCGGGGCCACCGTGACGGGGAAGGTCCTGGTCTCCATGAGGACGCGGTCGCCATCCGGGGCGATCACATCTCCACCGTTCGGGCCACGCACTTTCATGACCAGGGTGACCTGCCCGTCAACCATGGTGGCCCGGGCGTCGGCGGCGACATGCGACGGGTTGATTCCGTTGGCGCGCAGCCAATCGCAGGTCTGCATCCAGGCCGACTCCGGGCCGCCGATGCCAGGTCGGTCGAAGCTCTCGTCCTGGATGTTGTGGGGGTTGTGGTCAGTCACAGTTCTCCTACCCGAACGTCCCGAATGAAGCGCCCGGCCACCCCATTCGGAAAGGTGGCCGGGCACGAAAAAACCGCCCCGAGAGGCGGCGGCTGGAAGGAGTGCGGACTACGCGACGGCGGCGCGCAGCGACGGGCCGGTACCGGCGGCACCGGCGGTGATCTTGATCGGGATCTCGTACCGCTCGAGCGAGTTCGGCTCGAAGTCGACGCGCGCGGTCTCGCCGCACTTCGCCGGGTAGACCTCGACGCCCTGCGCCGACGCCCACGCGGTGGCCTGCGCGACCGACCGCCGGACCACGAGGAAGCCCGCGGTGCCCTTGGTCAGCGTGTTGAAGATCGTGTCGGTCGAGGTCTGCTTCTTCAGCCGCAGCTTGGTGCCGCTGAAGCTGACCCGGCCGTTGTCCACGGCGTTGAACGTCGATGCCAGCGACGACACGTCGATGTCGGCGGTGTCCGGCTGAAGACCCATGAGGCCGTCGGCGGTGATCGTCGAGGTCAGGTCGATACCGGCGTTCAGCTCGGTCGTGGTCGGGGCGTTCTGGGATGCGATGGAAGTGACCCAGTACGCCCGGATATTGCCATCAGCGGGGATATCAGCCATTCACCTACTCCTTAGCTCTTGTCGCCGCTGGTGGCGGACGCCTTGGCGGAACTCTTGGGCGGCTCGGCGACCAGGCCGGAGTCCCCGGGCGGCGGGCCGGGTTTCCAGCCGAGGCCGCCCCAGTCCTCGACCGCGCCGTACGGCAGCTGGCCGGGGCCGATCTCTGGGTGCTCGTTGACGACGCACACCTGGTCGGTGGGGCCGGGCTCGTCGGCGTCGACCCAGGCGTGGACCTTGGTCCACTGGTCACGCTCGGCCGCGCTGCCGACCAGGGCGTAGATGCCCCGGACGTCGCGGATCCAGTAGCTCTGATTGGGCATCGCGCGCTCCTAGGCGGAATAGATCTCGTACGTGACGCCGGTCAGCGCCCCGGAGAAAGTCACCGTCGCGACACCCGCGCTGTTCATCGCGCCACGGGGGACGAGGATCATCCGCACGCCGGTGGCCGGCGCGGCGACGGGCGTGACCGTGCCCGGGTTGCTGATGTCCGTGAAGGTCGGGTCCTGGATGGCGACGTTGGTGGCCGTGCCCGTGGTGATCACGCGCAGGTAGATGCCGGCGGGCCCCATAGCGCTTACCGGGAACGTGTCGGACGCCGTCGGGGTGATCGGGGTCGGAGTCGTCCCGGTGGTGACGACCGACTGGGGAGTCTGGAGCGTCATCCGACGCGCCTCCTAAAGTGCGTGAAATCGGACAGGACATCCGCCGAACAGCGGACAGTGATCTCGTGCATGCGGGCCGTACCATCGCGGCTATGACGCAAATCGATGGGCGACCCGAGGGGGACGCCGAGCACATGCCGGTCCACTGGTGGTCGATCCAGTGGAAGACCAGCAGGCTCTTCTACGCCCTGGTCGCCGGGATCGTGGTGACGCGGAACTTCGATCCGAACGAGCCGGTCATGCTCTTCGGCAGCATCCTGATCGTCGCCGCAGTGGTCTTCCTGGCCCTGACCGCGGTCGCGCTCTACTACCGGCGTCGCTGGGCCCGCGAACACTCCTAGCCCGGAATGCTCCGCCAGCCGTACACGTCGACCTGGTCGAAGACCGCCGCACCCGGGATCTCCTCGTTGCGCTGCGGCGGCTGCCCATCGATCCACCGGATCGGCGCACACGACCGGCCCGCGATGATCAGCCGCTGGTTCAGCACCGCGGCCCGCACCCTGCCTGCGACCGCGCGCGCCGCCCGTTGGGCCTGCGGGTCAGCTCCGACCGAGTGCACTTCCGCGCGGGCGTCGATCACGTCGGAGTCGGCGTGCAACGACACGGCATCCGGCGCGGCCAGCCCGTCCGGCGTCATTATCGCGAACGCGACCACCGCGTACGGGGCCGACGCCGCGTCCGGCACGACGCCGTCGTAGACCGCCAGGACCGGCGGGCCGCCGGGGGCCGCCGAGAGCAGCGCGAAGAACGCGTCGAAGTGGTCCTGGATCGGCCAGGTCATTCGAGGCCCAGCGCTTTCACGGCCAGAGCCTCCATCGCACGCTCGAAACGCGGCTGCTCCGCGTCGGCGGCCGGGCGCATGAACGGCATCGACGGCGTATGCGGCGTCCCGTACTCGGCGATGTTGCCCAGCGGGCCCTGCGGCTTCGCGTGGTTCGGGCCGATCTCCGCCGCCGGGCCCTTCAGCGACTGGTACATGTCGAAGTCGATCGCGCGCGGCAGCCGCTTCAGGCGAGGGTGCCCGGAGATCCGGCGAGCCGCCTCCTTCTTGATCTGGATCGCGCCCCGGAAGACGACCGCCTCGGTGTCCTTGACCGCGACCCGGGACGCCTTGGTGATCGCGTCGGCCAGCACGGTGACCTCATGCGCGTCGAAGCCGACCTTCACGAGTCCGTCACCTCGACTATGCCGATCCGGCGGGCGGTCGGCTCTGACTTGTGGGCCAGCTCGTTGACGGTGAAGACCCGGTTCACCAGGTCCGGATCGTTCACGGCGGCGGTGACCGTGACCTGGTCGCCGACCTGAAGCCCGGCGGTCGTGGCGACCGGGAGCTGCAGGTCGAAGCGGACGAGCCAGACCTTGTCCTCGCCGACGTCGTGCGGGCGGGCGATCACGGCCTGCTGCTGCACGCGGCACTTACCCGTGTACAGCGTCGTGTAGGTCGTCGCGCCGACGCCCGTGACCGGGTTGGTCGTGTCGCTGGTGTTCTTGCGCCGGATCGTGCACGCGTCGGCCATGCTCGCCGCGGCTTTTGCCTGGCCGCGGGCGAGGACAGATTCGCGGCTCATGCGAGCCCGATGCTGATCCCACCGACCGCGATCTGGAAGGTGTTGCCGTTCGCCACGCTGATAGGCGCGCCGTTGAAGTCGCCGAACCACGACCGGGCTGCGGCCGAGTCGGTCAGGTCGAACGACTGGATCGACCAGCTGCCGCCCGAGGCGTTCGTCCACGACAGCGCCGAGGACGCCGGCAGGGTCACGTTGCTGCCCGAGCTCGAGGCGGTCGACGCGGCCGGGACCGCCGTGCCGCCGGCGGTGTAGCCGGTGCCGGTGAGCTGGGTGCCGTTCGCCGACGCGGTCGAGCTGGTCGAGTTCAGCCGGACCTTCATCGCCGAGCCCGCGAATGCGGTGAACGAGCCGGGCGCGCCCGAGGTGCCGGTCGGCGTGGTGGCGTTGAGGACGTTAGAGATCAACGTGTTGGGAAGACCGGCCATTACTCCTGCTCTCCTTCGGTGCTGAACTGCTCGATGAGCTGGGCGAGTTGGCCGTCAGCCAGGGCGATCGAGATGCCACCGGACTGCACGACGTTCCCGTCGGCGTCGAGCACCCGCCAGCCCTGCCCTTCGTCGAACTCCGGCGATTCGCTCTGGTCGGTCATGGCGCTCCTCAGGGGCGAGCTGTGGTGCCCGCGAACGGTCGTGGCGTGATGCCGGAGTTCGGGCGGGACGTGGTGCCCGAGAACGGGCGCGGGGTGATCCGCGAGTTGGAGCTCGCGGTGACGAAGCCTTGCCCGGTGACGGTCGCAGTGCCGGTGATGACCAGGCCGCCGAACGCCGAGACGGAGCCTGCGCCGGTCCGGCTCGCGATGGCCTGAAGCCGAGCCAGGGCGGTGACCGCTCCGGCCCCCGTGACGGTGGCCGAGCCGATGATCGCTCCGGACGCGCTGACCGATCCCGCGCCCGCGACCGTCGCAGTGCCGGAGCTTGCCGCGCCCGAGTTCGCGGTGACCGAGCCGACGCCCGCGACCGTGGCCGTGGCGATCTGGACGGCGACGTCCGTGACCGAGCCTGCGCCGGAGACCGTCTTGCCTGCCGCGACCGTCACCAGGGCCGAGACCGACCCGGCGCCGAAGACTGCCGCCGGCGCTGCGACCGTGGCCAGCGCTGCGGTGGAGCCGGCGCCGGTGACGGTGGCCGTGCCCGACGTGGTGCCGCCGGAGCTCGCCGAGACGCTGCCCGCGCCGGTGACGGTCGATCCGGCCAGCTCGGTGACGAGCGCCGTCGTCGCACCCGCACCGGTAACTGAGGCGGAGCCAGGCAGCGTCGCCAGGGCGGTGACTGTACCGGCGCCGCTGACGGCGGCGGTGGCGATGATCGTGACGGCGGCGGACGTGCTGCCCGTACCGGTGACGGTCTTCCCGGCGGCCTGCGTGGCCAGGGCGGTGACTGAGCCCGCGCCGGTGGCAGTTGCGGTTCCGTTTGTGGTCGAGGCGGTGAACTGCTGCTGCTTGATGATCGGGCGTGCGGGGAAACTACGACCGAGCCGGGCCATCGGCTACCGCCTCTCGCTCGACGGGCCGGGGCCTACTCCTCCCAAACCACGTAACAGATCGCGTTCACCGCGGTCCCGAAAGTCACCCTCACCCGCAGGAACTTCGACGCCGCCACCTCCGGCTCACGGCCGAGCGGAAACTGCTTCACGTACTGCGAGGTCGGCGCGATCAGCTGGTAGTCCAGTACCCGGGATGCGGTAGTCGTGCCCTCGGCCGACGCCGTATAGCCGGTCGCCGACGTGCCGAGCGTGACCAGCGAGGCGACATCGTTCGGGCCGTTCATCTTCATCACCCCGGCCGCCACGTGCGCCGTGACTGTGGCCGCAACGTCCGTCTCGATCAGCTCCACCTTGCCCGGCGTCGCCGCCGCCGAGCCGTCGAACGAGATGCCCCACTCGATGACCCGCAGCTGCTCGGTCGAGGGCGTCGCGATCTGCAGCAGCGTCTTGATCGCCGTGCCGGTCGTCACCGGGGTGATCGCCGCCGTGGTCGGCATCGCCGCGTTATAGGCGACGTAGGTCTTGGCTCCCACGCAGGCTCCCTAGAAAATGCTGGCGCGATTCACAGCCTGGCGGATGATCAGCGGTAGTGGCGCGATGAACGATGCGCCGGCAGATGCCTGAACCTCGATCGCAGCGGTCACGTAGCCCATGCCGGTCGGGGCGGACAGCCCGTAGCTCTGGCTGCCCGTGCCGGTGGACGACTGGTAGGCGTGGTACTCGACGCCGTTGCTGCCGACATGGTCATCCCGCAGGCCGTCCTGGGTGGCCGAGGCCAGGTACGTACGGGTCGCCGGGTCGACCGAGTTAACGTCACCAGCGGTCCAGGAGATGATGCTCGACCCCGATGACGGGGTGATCGAGCCGGACGCAGCGCCGGTGGAGTTCGACGTTGCCGTTACCGGTGTCGCGGCGAGCTGGGCGCCGGACCAGCGCTCGACGACCATCGAGCCGCGCAGGCTGACCGATGGGGTGGAGCTGACCGTCATCGACCCGGGTGACCCGCTGATGATGCAGGTGTAGATCGCGCACCACTGATTGAAGCCGCCCGGAGCTTCGACCACCCGCGACGTGTAGGTCTGGCTACCGCCGGTCGGCGCGCCCAGCGGGCTACCGGTGTCCCAGGTGCCCAGCTTGATGACGAGCACTTCGCCGTTGCTGGGCGTGAATGACGGCGTGACCAGCGCTGACGTGCCCTGCGGGGAGAGCGGGACGTAGTACGGGGTGGTGACCAGCGTCGGAGCCACGGCTTACTCCTCGCCGGGTCATCCAGCCCAATTCACGCCAGTAATTTGCTGGCCCGAGAAAAAGAAGTTGTTCGTCGACGGCACGGTCTTCAGGTTGTGCGCGACGGCCCACAGCCCGTTCGTCGAATGCCCGAGGTCGTTGACCGCCGCCCGCAGCAGCGTCACCTCGCCCGACGTGTAGCCGAGGTTCGTCAGGAACGTGTCGTTCGGGACGATGTTCGTGTTCGCCAGCCACAGCGAAGCCTGGTTGATGTTGTTCAGCGAGTTCCAGACCTGCTCGACGGCCGACGACATGCGCTGGTCGATGTCGTTCTTGGTGATGCCGCGTCCGACGGACATGCGCCCTCCTGGGCAGTGAGAAGGGGGTCAGGCGACGAGAGTGCCGCGGTACATGTACGCGAGATCCCGCGCCGACGCGGTGAGCTGCAGGCCGCCGGTAGTGGCGTATTTGACCGCGTAGTCATCAATGGACTCACTGATCACGGCACTGGGCGGGACCTCATATGCCTGAGCCGCCGTCTCCAGGACCGCGCCTTTGACGTCGTCGGTCGGGGCCGCGTAGCCGTGGGTCAGGTCGATGTCGACCTCATCCGGCGGGATCACGCACGAGACCCCGAACCCGCCTGTACGCCACAGCGTCCGCTTGATCAGCGTCCAGCCGGTGACGGCCGCCCCGTTGATCCGCACCGCCGTGACCGCGCTGATCGGCCGGAACGGCAGGGCGATCGACGGGCAGAACGTCCCGAGGACCGTGTAGGTGACGGTCGTTGCTTCCCACCACGTGTCCGCTGTCCGGGAGAACAGGCTGGAGGTGAGGGTGAGGACCTGGTTGGCGCTGTACGTGTCGAGGTCCTTCTGCAGCCTGCCGGCCAGCTCAGTGGCGGTCGCGTACTGGGCCACAGCCCGCCCCCAATCCGCTCGGCTACCTTGGAATGCATGACGACGGCGGAAGAACTGCGGGAACTGATCCACCAGGCGAAGAACCATCCAACGGCCGACCAGATCTACACGCAGCTTCAGGTGGCGCGTGCGGAGTCCGGCTTCGCGGCAGGGCAGTGTCCCGACTGCGGTAACTTCCGGTCGGACGGGCTACCGCCAGTCCTGCATCATCCCGGCTGTTCGCATGCCGACGATTGGAAGGCCGACCCGCTCAGCTTTCTGTAGCGAGTGACTTGATCGTTGCCACGTCCGCATCACGGCCGGAACCGCACCACTGCCGGTAGGCCGCCTCGTCACGCTGGAACTGCTCGGCCCGGTTGACCCGCGCGTAACCGGTGTCCCACTCCGCCTTCCCGGCGAGCGGGTGGCAGTGCTCGACGACCACCTCCGGCAGGTAACGCAGGCAACCGGCCAGGCGGCCCAGGTCCATCACCGAGTTGTCGCAGTACATGTGGTCTACCGGCGCCGGGACCATCCGGCCCAGCGCCCGCACGATGTCGGAGGTCATCGCCCACGAGGTGCACAGCCGCTCGCCCTGCAGCAGGTCGTTGCCGTAAACGATCCCAGTACGCAGCTGGTCGAGCGCGGCGAGAAGCATGGCGGCCCAATGCTTCGTTCGGGGCAGGTGGTCGTCGCCTGCGAAGCCGAGCACCGGGTACTCGTAGCTCCGGGCGTAAAGTCCAGCCACGTCATTGAGCTTGGCCACCATCGGCCGCCACTTCGGCGAGATGTGCACCGTGATCGGCAAGCCCGCATAGTCCTGCGGGATGCCGACGTAGTCGTCTATCGATGGGTCGTCGAGATCGGCGGCGAACATCAGCTCCGCAGCCTCGAACGCCTCGGTCGCCTTCCATGCCTCGACCACCCGCCGCGCCGAGGCGGGCCGTCCGCGCGTGGGGACGATGACTAGCAGATCACTCGCCATCGGCTTGCCGCACGAACAGGGTGTCGGCGAAGTGGGCCTCATGCTCCCAGCGGATCGCCGGGACGAAGCCGACCTTCCCGAGTGCCTCCACCGCGTCCGGCCAGAACGCTGCGTACAGGTCCCGGGAAAGCTCCTGCGTCTCCACGATGACCAACTCGACGTTGGTCAGATCGGCGGAGGCCAGCGCCTCGAGCTCGGTGCCCTGCGTGTCGACGACCAGGACGTTCGCCGCATGCTCGGCCTGGATGTCGCACAAGGGCTCGACGTCCACCTCGAACGTCTCGGTCGTGGGTACACCGGCGTCCGCGCGCAGGCCGCTGAACACGGTGTCGACGGCGCGATGGAAGGTAGCCGTGCCGATCATGGCCCCCACCGCGATTTCGACCACCTCGCAGTCGGGGAAGGTCTCGCGCAGGTAAGCGGCGTTGACCGGGTCCGGCTCGACCAGGGTGATGTCCTCGATCCCGCACTTTCGGTAGATCGGCACCTCTTCGCCCTTATGCGCGCCGACATGCATGAGCGAAGTCGGCTTCAGGCCGAGCTCGGCCAGCGCGTCCGGCAGCAGGTCGAACGTCCACGCCTGCTCGCGGGTCATCGCGACCCGCTTGAGCCCGGAAATGTCCGGGCGGCGCTCCAGGATGGCCAGGGCGGCCCGCTCCCGGACGTAGAAGTCCTCCGACACCCAGATCGGCTTCAGGTGCGTCGTCTTCACCCGGGTATCGACGTACACCGGGATGTCCAGGGCGCCGGCGCGGACGCAGAACGACAGGTCCTCGCTGAACAGCTGCTGCGTGCTGGGGTTCGGCACCCGGTCGTACCAGGTCCCGAACTTGTCGACCATGCGCTGAAGGACGCTGCGGTGGATCAGGATGCACGCCGAGCCGGTCGCGTGGCACTGGGTGACCGTGTCGCGCGGGTAGTCCCAGCGCACCGCGTACCCGGACTGGCCCTCCACGGTGATCCAGTCGTAGATGACCGGGGTCGGCTGGACACGGCGGCCACCCATCCCGTCGGACTCGATCTCCTGCTGCGAGAAGCACAGCGCGCCGACGATCGGCCGCTCGACCGGGTCCGCTGCCTCGATGAGTTGCTCGAGCGCGTTCTCGGGAAAGCCCATGTCGGTGTCGATCCAGAACAGCCAGTCGGCGTCCGGGTAGTCGTTGAGGAAGTCGTAGGCGGCCTGGTTCCGGGCCTGGATGAGCCCGCCGGTGCCGTAGCGCAGGGCCAGGAACCCGCCGCGGCCGTCGCCGAGCCGCTGGTTGGTCTGGGCGTCGTAGCCGATGAGCTGGACCATCGAGCGGTGCCACGAGTAGGCGACCTCGTTGCCGCACACGTAGGCCAGGACAACGGCGTCAGGCCGGGGCTCGCCGATCGGATCGCTTATCACCAGGGCGGCAGCGGCCTCGGCGCTCATGCCTCCGTCGACCAGTTTCTTCACGTTTGCGGAAATCGGCTTAGCCACGACGCACGCCCTGAATGACGGCGAGCTGCTCGGCGGCCACGACCAGGAACTCTGGTGGGTCGATCAGCTTTTCCGCCAGTCCAGTGCGGAGCCGATCCGCGAACTCGTCGAAGTGCGCGCGCGAAATGTCCGGACGAACGCGGACTACCAGCACGTCGCCGGGCCTGACCACCAGCGTGTCGGCGATGACGTCGATTCCGTCAGCCACGGCGCACGTTCCGCCGCTCGCCGGGAGCGGCGGTGGCCTGCTCGACCGGCGGGTCGTTGTAGCCGGGCGGCTCGGCGCTGTACCGCATCCCGTACCGCGCGTCGGTCGAGAACAGCGTCGGGGCTGCCTTCACCACCGGGTCGTCGGCCGCCCAGTGCTCACCCTTGTTAACCAGGACGACGCCGCAGTCCTGGGTCGGTATCTGCGCGGTATCCACCGCGTAGACCACATCCATCTCTTTACCTCCCACGTAGGTGAGGCGGCCCGGAACGTGGGTCCGGGCCGCCCCGTCTATCAGCAGTAGCCGAGATCGGCCAGCTGCTTGCTCAGGTCGGCGACCTTCGCCTCGTCGCCGTTCATCTGCGCCGTCTGCAGTTCCGCCATCAACTGGTGGACCGCCGGGTCACCGGACTCGCTCGCGCGGGCCAGCACCGGCTTGGGGTCGGGCGCCTTGCGGGTTTCCGGCTTCGGGTCGGGCATCAGCTCGACACCAGCAGCCGGAACGCGAGGTCGTTCGCCGACGACCCGCCGATGCGGGAGTAGGCGAACAGGCCGCGCTGGCCGGTCGGCATGCCGTAGGCGGAACCGGCCGTGGCCTGCTGGAAGATCTGCGGGATCAGCTCGACCGACATGCCGCCGCGGCGGGCGATCACGTAGTTCGAGAAGTCGCCCGCGATGGCGTAGCCCTCGGTCGCCGTGGTGACCGTGGTGGTGGTCGGCATGTACGGCGACTCGTAGACCGGCCGCTGGAACAGCTCCTCCACCGCGCCCTGCGGCAGGTTCACCGTGTACGCGTGGTACACGTTGGCCGCGCCGAGCTGCCGGATGGAGTTGTTCACGGCGACGTTCATCAGCCACGACGCGTTGCGCCGGTTGCGCTGCGGGATCGCCTGCCACACGTTGTACGGGTCGTTGACGGTGATGCCCGGGTTGGTCGCCACCTTCACCCGCACGTTCGTGTTCGCCGACAGGCAGGTGAGGATGCCCTTGGGCTCGCCGGTGCCGGACCCGCGGGTGAACTTGTCGACCAGCAGCTCGTCGTAGCCGGACGCCAGGAGCGCCTGCATCTCGCTCGCGAAGCCGGGGTAGTCCATCCCCACCTCGATCGAGTACGGGATGAAGCCGCGGGCCATGAACACCGACACGATCGGCTGCGCCAGGGTCGGGCTGTCGTCGCTGACCGCCGCCGCCTCGGAGTCGAACGACCAGGACACGCCGGCCGAAGAGACGCCCTTCCAGACGTTGGTGTTGACGTCGACCTGCTTCGCGATGGACAGGAACGGGTTGCCCGACCCCTGCGCCGTCATGATGATCGACGGGTCGATGAACACCGGGATGCCGAAGCCGCCCGCGGTGGTGGTGCCCTCGCTCGCCGCCCGGTACTCCTGGTAGGCGCGGACCGCCTGCCGCTCGTCGTCCGACAGCAGACCGACCGCGTTGGGGTCGGTGACGAGCTTCATCCACGCTTCGCGGTAGTGCTCGTTCTCGGTGACCAGGATCCGCCGGGCGATGTCCGGGTTGCGGCGGATCTGCTGCTCGACGTGGTCCTTCTCGTCGGAGCGCAGGTGCGACGCGGCGTTGCGGTCGTCGAGCGTCCGCAGGGCACGGTCGCGGGCCTCGGCGTTCGGCATCCGGCGCACGTCGCCGTACGCGTCGTCGCCGCCGGTCTTGATGTTCGCCAGGGCGCGCTGCACCGCGGCGGGCTTGCGGCGGAAGATCTCCTGGATGTTGCGGTGCTCGTCGATCTTCGCGATGGCCTTGTCGCGCAGCTTCAGGCCGTAGTCGAACGCCTTCTGCTCGTCGGCGCTCTTCTCGCGAAGCTCGCCGGTCTCCTCGTCCTGGTGCAGCGAGCGCAGGTGCGCGTCGAGGACCTCGACGTAGCGGGCCAGCTCGTCGGGGGTCTTGCCGCGCAGCTCGTCGGGGGTGGAGTCGCCGGCGAGCGCCGTGACGTCCTTGCCGCGGAGCTCTTCGAGAATGTCGGTCACAGGATGCCTCTCAGGCGAAGCGCGTCGGAGTCGGCGCGCGAACGGGTCGGAACGGTTGGCCGCTCGCCGTTTCCTGGCTGCGTACCTGCAGGGTCATCACCGTCGGCGCTCCGCGCGCCGGCAGTGAGGTCAAGGCCCGCGTGAGAGCGGAGCTCTTCGGCGAGCTCGCGCAGCATCAGGCGGTGCTCGTCGGGGGTCAGCTGCGCCAGCAGCGACCGGACACCGACGGAGGTGGAGTCGTAGGCGGGGAACACGACCGGGCCGAGTTCGAACAGCGGGTCGACGCGCAAGATCGTGCGCTTCAGCGGCCCGCGGTCGCCCGGATTCCACAGCAGCTGGTCGAGTTCCCCTGCGTTGACCTTCGCGCCGGCAGCGTCGGTCCACTTCTCCTCGGCGACGGCGAACCGGAACGACATGCCGGTGATCGCCTGGCCTTCGATGGCCTGCCGGATCGGCTCGACCAGGTCGTTCTCGAACAGGCGGGCCTGCACGAACAGGCCCTGCTCGTCCTCGCTGAGCTGCTGGATCGAGCCGATCGGCACCGAGCCGGTCCGGGCATCGCGGCCGTGGTCGAACTGGAGCACCGGCATCCGGGAGCGCAGCGTCCGCTTGAACGCGCCGGGCGCGATCTCCTCGTCGAACTCGCCCTCCCACGACATGATCCGGGTCGGCGTGTTGAAGACGGCGGCGTAGCCCTCCAGGGTGCGGCCGTCGCCGGTGTCGCCGGTCGCGCGGAACTCGGCCGCGCGCAGGCAGATCGGCGGGGCTTTCGTCAGCGTGGTCACGCCGGCCCTCCTGTCGTGGTCGGTGGCGGCGGGTTCGAGCCGGGGAGCTGCAATTGGACGCTCACCAGGCCCGAGTGGATCAAAAGGGACATGTCCTGGCCGATGACGGCGGATTTGGCGGACTCGGGCGTGAAGCCCTCGCGGACGAGCTGGCCGATGGTGGTCGCGTTGATCTGCGCGATCTCGGCGGCGTCCTTGGCGTCCTCGCGCAGGATCGGCATGTCGGCCGTGTCGAACCACAGCTCGGCGTCCTGCTGGCCGGTCCGCGGGTTCTTCGGACGGACCATGATGGATTCGATCGACGCGCACAGGTCCTGCAGCGACGGGTAGATCCACGAGTCGGCGAAGATGCGCCGGGCCATGCCGAAGTTGCCCGCGTTCAGCGACGACCCGGCCAGGCCCTCCGAGATGCCCAGCAGCGGCGCCGGGACACGGCCGAGCATCGCGATCCGGGTCTCACCCGCACCCTGGGTGGCCTTGAAGTCCAGCTGCTTCAGATCGGAGCCGACAACCGTCGCATCCGCGCCGGCGGCCAGGTACAGCGTCCGGTAGGCGTTCGCCACGCCTGCGTGGCCCCGTTCGAGCTGATCGACGATCTCCTTGAACTGCTCCTGCGACGCCGCAGAGATGCCCTTGACCACCATGTTCGGGGTGGCCCCGTTGGTGAAGAACTTCAGCTTGTGCTCGGTGGCCGCCCGGTCGCCCTGGATGTCGGTCAGCGCGGCGGTGATCCACGACTGGCCCATGCCGGGGCAGGCCGGGTCGGGGATCTGCGACCAGTGCGCGAACTCGTCGGGCAGCAGCGTGTTCATCTGCCCGCGGCCGACCCCGATGCCGCCGTTCTGGTAGACGAGGCCGAGAAGCTCGCCGTCCAGCGCGGTCGCCGCGATCTCCTCCGGGTCCTGGTTCGACCCGAAGATCAGGCCGCACCAGTCCGGGCGAAGCACCCGAAGCCGGTCCGGGCGGCGCGCCACGAACGCGTTGCCGGCCAGTCCGGAGTGCCACTCCATCGTTGCGACCAGGTCGCCGGTGGTCGCCTTCGGCCACGGCCGCTCGAGCACGCCGAGCTCCCGGTTGCCGAACAGCCGGCGAGGTGTCGGCGACGACGGCAGGTTCCGCCAGGTGAACCGCATCCCCGACAGCACCAGCGCCCGGACCATCTGAGCGGCGAACGCCGGCGGGCACCAGCGCAGCGCCGCCTCGTAGCCGGGCAGGGTCGCGGCGATCCGCTGGACCTTCTGCCCGGCCATGGTCTGGGTCAGGCCGGTCACGGTCTGGTTCAGGCCGACCGGGTAGGTGGTGCCGTTGTACTGAAACTGCGACGGGATCAGGTATTCGCCGAGCCACTGGTCGGCTGAGAAGCGGCTCTCGTCGCGACCGCGGGCAGCGGCAATTCTTTCCAGCAGGCCCACCGGTCACTCCGTTTCTGTCACGTGCGAGCGGCGGTGCGGGCCTCCTGCCAGCCCACCTTCACGGCGGCGGCACACCAGGCCGCGACGAGCCACAGCCCGGCGGCGGCCTTGTAGCTGATCCAGCCCAGCCCGAACAGCAGTCCGGCGATCACGGTCAGGACGGTGCGCCAGAAGTGGATCTGCCGGGCCTCGACGGTGATCCGTTCGGTCAGGGCCTCGTCGAAGAACGTCATGGGGTCTCTCTCTCAGCGCCAGGACGCGAAGAACGGCTGGACCTGCTCGGGCTGGCGCGACACGACATGGAATGCCTTCGCGGCGCCGGACAGCGGCCCGATGTCGGCCGCGGATCGGCGATGGAACACGCGGGTGTCGCCGACGGGCCGCCAGGTGGCCTGCTCGACGGCGATGTTCGTGGCGGCCTGGTTGCCGTGCCTGATCCGCCGGTCCACCAGCGCGTCGTAGAACGCCCCGTCGGCCTGCGCGGCCTCCCGGCCGGTCATCAGCACCGGTTCGATCCCGGCCGCTTGCAACCCCTGGATCAGCGACCCCTCGGCCGCGCCCGGGTCCACGACGATCGCCGCCGGCCGCCAATCCGCGTTCAGCGCGAGCAGCCGGTCCGGCATCCACGCCGTACCCGGCCGGTAGTCGATCGACTCCACCTGCACCAGGCCGTCGCCGCGCAGGATCGCCGCGGTGATCGCACCCTTCGTGCGCTCCGGGTTGATCGTCGGGCAGAACACCACCGGCGAACGGTCCTGGCATTCCGTATCGGCCAGGTCCGTCCACAGCGCCAGGTCGATCGCGGCGTCCCGGGTCCCGTCCGCCCAGATTCCGAGCCGTTCACGGGCGAACTCGATCTCCGGCAGTGCCGACCGCTCGGCCTCGACGAACTCCGCCTCGATGCGGATGCCGAGGCCGGGGTTCGCCGACGCCCAGGCTTGCGGGTCGTCCAAGTCGGCGTCGGCGGGCGCCGACCATTCGAAGTACGCCAGCCGGCCGGACGAGCCTTCCTCGCCGCGCTTCTTGACCCGGGCGAGGACCTCGGAGTCTTCCTTCCCGGCGCTGGACGCGTACCAGACCTGCGGGTTCGGGCGGGCCGCCATCGTCGGCAGCAGCGCGCCCATCGCCGAGCCGGGCAGGTTGTACGCCTCGTCGAGAATGACCACGTCGCCGGAGAAGCCACGGCCCGAGCCGGTCGAGCGGGCCACGAACCGAAGCCGCGCGCCGGACCGGAGTTCGATGCCCTCGTCCCCGTGGGACGTGCGCACCTGCTTGACCAGCTTTTCCAGGTCAGGGGTGTTCTGGACCAGGCTCAGCACCCGCCGGAATGCCTCGGCGGCCGTCTTGAACTCGTGCGCACTGTGCAGAATCAATTGCTCGCCGAACAGGAACAGCCCGGCCAGCTCGCGTGCTTCGAGGATCGCGCCCTTGCCATTCTGCCGGCCGACGATCAGGCCCACCTCGAACGCGGCCCACTTGCCGTTCTCCCGCTCGCCGAGGGCGACGTGCAGGATGTGCTGCTGCCAGTCGTCGAGGATCAGCCCGGCCGACGCGGCCAGTTCGACGGCCTCGGCCCCGGCGGAGCTCCGGAAGTCCGGCGCAGAGCTAACCCGTGGCCTCTGCGCGCCGAGCAGCACGCTTTGCGGCGAGGTCGTCAACGGTGGACCTCTTCTCGGTGGGCAGCGACTCCATCTCGCCAGTGACCGCGCGCAGCTCCTTCGAGATGACCGCGACATCTCGGCCGGTCTCCGAGTCGAGTTCCTCCAGAAGCCGCTGTTGCAGCAGCTCCAGAACCTCCCGGCGGTCCATCGCGCCCCCTCACGCGGTGGCCCACAGAGTCACGGGGCCGGTGTAGTCGCTTCCGTCGTCCGGGCGGCGCAGGTTGCACAAGCGGCAGATGATCCGGACGTTGCCGGTCGTGTGCGTGCCGCCGACGTTCAGCGGCACCAGGTGGTCGAGCTCCTTGCTGGCGTGCTGGAACGGCTCGTCGATCAGCCGGACGCTGCACAGCGGGCACCTTTTGGTCGCTTGGCGAAGTTCAAGTTCGAACTTGGGCGTCACCCAGTCGAACTGACCGGGTGCCTGCCTCCGTCGCGCTCGCCGTCGGTGGTTGGCTGCCCGGTAGGCCGCACGTCGTTTCGCTGGGTTGGACGGCCACTTCACGGCCTCACAGCGGGAGCAGTACGAGCTGCCCTTCCTTCGTAGCTCTGCACACCCCTCCATCGCGCACTGCGGCGATCGGACGGGTTTCGATCCATGGAAGCAGCTCAGCGAGCAGAAGCGCGAGTCTCGACTCCAGGGATGGAAGGTCGCACCACATCCAGCGCAGGCGACGTCCGCCTTCGGCTCGGGAGTCCTGTGGCCGCGGCATGGTCTACAACGTCGTTCCCCTGCCGGGAGCGAAGTGGTTCCGCCCCACAGGAGTTTGCCGCAGTCAGCGCAGGGGACATCAGGTCTTCTGGGCACGCGATCTTCTCCCGGAAATACGGAAAGCCCGAGCCGGGAG